TCGCCTTGTTCATACTTTTCACCCCAACCAGCATTGACATAATTACCGTATGTCAAAGAATACCACTCATCGATGAATTCGTGGTCTGCTGTGTCGAAGTTTGCATGTAAAAAGGCTAAATCGAAAGTTCTTACCAAATGATTGACAGTTCCATCCATGCGGGAATAGTCGCCTAGACCAATGGTCTTTGTTCTAGGATCAGAAACATAAAGTGCTACAGCTCTTGCGATAGCTGCCGGCATCATGCCAAATGAATACCACTTGGTTTTCTTCATGTTCTGTGCTAAGGGATAGGATATTCTCGAATTCTCGAGACGTACCTTGTCAGGCATGGGTGTAATATTTCTAGGGTCTCCAGGTTTAGTACTAGCCTCTTGTTTTTGAAAAGACTTTGTTAGTTTACCTACGGTAAGTGTGATTTTGAGCCAGACCCAGGGAAGGATATCCATCGCTTGTTCGTTGGATATTCTCTGGATAGGCCGGGTCTGCCGCAATAGGACTTCATCATATGACGTGATTCGTGTTGGGTCAACCTCCTTCCTGTACTCGACAAGAAACTCAGTAATAAGTTTTTGTTGTTTTCGAGTAATTGTAGGTAGGGTTGGCTTGACATCTGTCACGCGAGTTTTGATGGAGTGTGCGGTGTTTCCCTTACACTTGATAGGTATATGTGTTAAACCTCTGGTGCAACCGTCGAAATACTGGTCTGTTGCTGGTTTTTCGTCAACAGTACAGTCATAATCTTCTGGTTTGTAAGTGTAGTGAGTAGTTGAAGGGGGCCTGACGTAATCAAGGCCCTTTCGATGGTTCACAACATACGTGACAGCTAAGATGGCTAATGAGACCTCGAGGGGATCCCATTTCTTTGTGCCACCATATAACTGGTTGAATTGTGCCGCATTGATCTTCGTTTTTCTGTCGGTGTTCCACGTTTTGATAACACTGTAGGCTTTCTCATCAATGCTTGCTGTTTTATGTGTACCAGCAAGAGTGTATGAGTAAACAATCTCATTGTCTGA